TCATTCGTAGTGTGTACTTAACCTTGCCTTCCGCTCTCTGTGTTGTCTTGATGTTCGGATTAGAGGCGTCGCGGGCTGCGGCTAATTTGTCTGCTTTGCTTTGATCTGCCGCTTGCTTGGCGCGAGGATGCGCGGCTCTGAACAAATCGAATGCCGAAATAACGTCCCTGGTCGTGCCTTGGCGTATTGCTTGCTGAGTAAGTGGACCTTGGTTTATAAGCCAATCACTAAACTCAGGGCTTGCCATGATTTCTTTACGATCAGGGTGGGCTGCGTCTATAGCAGCAAAATGTTGCTGTGCAGCTGTAAGTTGCGCTGTTTGCTGAAACTCGTCTGTAACGGTTTTGACATTGCCGAAATCTTTAGTGACCGTGGAAAGTTGTGCTTTCAGATCAGCTATTTCTTTAAATGCTGCCGTTAATTCTGGGTAGAGTTTTTGCGCTTGGTCCAGTGAGTATTTGCTTACGTCATCTGGATCTGCATCAACATCAGATTCCTTTTGTTGCAATACAGTGATTTGCTGCTTGAGCTGTTGGTTTTCCGCTTCGATAGGCCCAACCTGATTTCTCAGTGCCGCCGCCTCTCTCTGTGCGTCATTCATCGCTCTAACAGCAGCGTCATACCGTGATTTAGGCACGGTTTCTTCTGCATTATTAATGGTCTCGACTGTGCCTGCGTCTTTGCCGGGGTCAACTACCACATCAGTGTTTTTGTTCGATTCTGTGCTGGTTTCCAGGGAATCAGGGCTGAGCGCCGTATCTATACCGTATAGTTCGGCAATTTCGGCGTCAGCCTCTTTATCTAGCGCTTCATGGTCAATGGTTGCCATAAGTCTCAATTAAGTTTGGGTTTGTCTCACGACATAAGGAGGGCTTAACGCTTGCTCCCACGGTAATTAAACATTGTTTAATTACAAATAATTCTACACCATTTTACTGATTTGAAACAAAATAATTAAACAGTGTTCAATTATTTGTCTTAGTGACGCTTAGTGACGCTTAGTGACGTTTTTTTTTGGCATAAAAAAACCGGCATGGGGCCGGTCTTGATTGATTGGTTATTGCGTTTACTTTAGCGGAGTCAGGGTGTAGTTAACTTCTTTTCTCAACTTTAGCATAAGCTTGATGCCTGCGCATTTTCCCTGAGTTCGATAAAAATCGTTACCTGACTGGTATTCTAGTTCTTCATGATGAGCGGCAAGTCTATCAGACATAATTCTTTCAATTTCCGGCCAATGCTTGTGGTTTACAATCTGGTAAATGCTTTCGGCGTCGGCTTTATTCATTGTCATACCTCTGATAAATTCCGCACCGTGGGCATAAGTGACCTTCGCGCGTAAGGTGAAAAAGATCGTTGCCGCAATTGCAGACGCGGCGCGTTTCCGGCTGGAACTCGAATCTATATTTTCCTTTCATGGTTTTGCATTCAGGGCATTCAAGAAATGTGGTGCCGGTTGGTGCGACAGCTTGCCATTCGTGATTACAGTCAATGCAAAACGCCAAGCCGAATCCGGTTTGTTCGTTTGGCTCTGGCTTTTTGAATTCGAGTATTTTAGCCGACATTATTTTTTAACGCACGCTGTTGTTACTGGAAACTGGTTAACATTAATTTCAATGGCTGCCTTAGCCGCGTTGTCGCACGTTGCCAGAGAACTAAACTCAGTCATGCTGTAACCGCCAAGCGCATAGAAAATTATTAGGATGTATGTCATTGATTAACTTCCTCGATCTTAGTGCCTTTTAGCCCCATTTTGTGTAAATATGATCCTTTTGTGTCCGATTCCATCAGCTTATTATACGACTCTTTATCTACTCCGCTGAAGCTGTATTTTCCGCCGTTGGAATACTCTACGTGCATAATATTTCCGCTATGACCGAGTGCTGACCTTTGCTTTGGTCGGGCTGACCATACTTAGCCACATATCCGGCAACATCATAATCAGGGCTTTCAGGAGTTGGCAAAGGTGCGCCATTCATCCCAGCGCCGAAGGCTTGCACGGTTTGATTGTTATTTAGAACTTGGCCTCCTTGCTGTGGGATGATCAGTTCCGGTCATTGCTCACCAACTAAGTACGGCTTTCCAGCTTCAACTGGGCCGCCTGTTGCCCTGGCTTGTATTCCGCCGCCCTCGATTCCTTCCCGCGCACCTATGCCCGGTGATCCTGGTTGCGGTGGCAATGCTGGCATGTTCGGGTGGGTGTTTTGCGGCATTGGTACGCCTTGAACTTGTGCCGGTACTGGCATTTGTCTAGCTCCAAGCGGAACATTAGCAACCGGCGCGCCGTTAGCATCAACATATCCAGCGCTTTGCAGTAGCGAGTCAGAAACAGCTACGGTTCCAGGGTTAGCAAGGATTTGGCCGCCAGTCATGACGCTTTCGAACTGCGTATTAATGTTTTTGTTGGCAACATTGGCGTCCGCCAATCTGGTATTGGCCTCGGCAAGCTTGGCTTGTGCTTGCAGCAATCCGGCCTTCGCTTCTTCGACCGGGTTGGGGTGTGGCGGCGGTAAATCAAATTGCGGCAATTGATCGGGAACAGCTAGCGTAGCGTCAATATCCATATCCTTTGCGGTTTCGCGCAGTAAATATTTGCGATCAACGAACGCCGCGTCTATTGGGTTGGCCGTCATAGCTAAAAAGTGAATTTTTTGCTGTACCTGCTGCTCTTTCATGATCATTGTAGATCCGCCGTTAACCGTGACTTTGTGATTGCCTTTGATTTCCTCCTTGTCTGACCACTGCATATTCCAGTCAACAAGGCTTTGCACCACGGGCGTAATGCATCCGTCCTCAACATTGCGCACCACAAGCTTAATGGGCAAGCTTGCTTGATTTAGATGCATTGCCGTACCACTAGCTGTATTGTCGTTTATGCCTGGGGAGTCAGATCCGTAGCTGTACGCCGGCATACTGGTCTCTTCGTCGCTTGTGGTTTTCGCTGCCTCTAATATATTCATCAGAGCAGCGACCGGAATCTCCGGCTGAAACCATCGCACAGCCGGGTAACTCGGATCTCCTTTATCTCTAACAAACGTTTGCCACGGTCTAAGTTTTGTCGGGTCTTGACCTTCTCGAAGCATTGACACATTAACTTCCGACATTGGGCCGGATGCCATCGCCATGCCGTCAAGCGTAGATCGCCACGCGCCATTGATAATTAGCTGCGAACTCCTGCCTGTCCTTGCTGGCGAAACCCCCCAAAACTGGTGTGGAACTTTTTCGTAGATAAAGAAATTGTATGGTATGACCTGCCGTTTCATCGGCATTATTTTGCACAGCAGTGTTTTTGATGCGCACGTCCAGACATTGACCCAATAAACGCCTATTTCATCGGCTTGGGACATGCCGGCTTGTTGCAGAACAAGTCCAGTAGCTTGACCCCAATACTCCAATAGATCGTACTGTTCGGCCATATTTGCGGTGGTGTCGGTAATTTCAGCGATAGTCCGTCTAATGGACTCATGCCATAGCGCAGTATGGTTACCAAGCGACGATTCTCGTAATATCTCATCAATTTTTGTCGAGTCGAATCGTTTGTCGTTTTTCAGGTCAACAAACTGTTGACGATTGAGCGAATGGCGTTCAAATACGCCCGACATATCCTCTTTTCGAGTGGCGTATGGATCTGGGTAGACATTAAAAACCGATGGGGCGCCCATTTCCGGAGCTGGGTATTCTGTTTTTACCAATTCCCATGTTGTCGTGCCATCAATTCCAACTGTTTTTTGCCACGATTCATCGAATCTGGTTGTTGGAATGATCCCTTTTACGCATCCAGTCCCAATAATTGATCCTTCGTGCAAAGCTTGCTTGATGTAATCATCGTATTTCAAGTCTTTCATCTGCGCTTCGACCTCTACAGTCATCGCTTCGGAGACCTGCTTATCGGCCTCTATCGCCGCAAAATTAGCCGGGTTTGACTCGTCTCGGCTGGTTACCGGCACTGGCTTGATTGACCAATGCTCATCGTTGGTCGCAAATAGCAGATCGACTATTCGTGCGTAGGCTGAGTTGCATTTGACCCGGTTTTGGCCGATATAGATATGGCCGTGAAACTTGCTTAATTCCTCGCCCGGCTCGTTCTGCTGACTAAACGTGCGCAAATCTTCAAGCCATCGCTCTTCAATCCTGCGGCGCGTAGTGCTCCAATTAGTCCACTTTTTTTGCAGCATCATGCCCAAAACATCATCGCTAGCGGTGGTTACATCTCCAGCGCCTTTATCTTCAGTTGGGTCTGTGTTAAGGGTTGGTATTAGCTGCATGATGCCTCCCGGCAATTAAATTCGTTGTTGTCTAAGCATTTCTCCGGCGATGGCGCGGCTCATAACGCGATCGTCGTGGCAATTCAGGTTTGCGGAATAGCTGCCGTTTTCTAGCACGATAAAAGTTTGCATTTCCTGAACAGTCTCTTTACACGCCAAGCCATGCGTACCGTCGCGCAATTCCGCTGCCAACTGGTCGATTATATATGGCTTTGACTTGCTGGTCGTCATCCAGCCAAGTCGCTTGGTTTCCTTATCGTTGCTGCCTCTATCGTCTAGCCGGTGCTCCACGTACAAATTAGCATAACCTGAATCGCGTAATGCAATGTTTGTTGCAAGTCCGTGATTGTTGTTCTCAACGCCGATAAACGCCTGGTTGTACCAGTTTCCCAATGATTTTAGGATAATTTTACCGTAAACATCCGGTGGACACTTACCGTGCCACTGCGCAACCTGCCGACCAGATGGTGACTCTAGCACATCAGCGCTGGAATAATCCCCGGTTTCCAGCCCTTCCGCTACGTCCGCGCCAATAAAATATTTGACGCCTCGCTCCGGCCTTTGCCATACTTTTAGCCGCCCATCATCACGTTTTATCCATTGTCCGCCAGATAACTCTAATTGCTCAATAGGTTTCCATGTCTCTTTTATGGCCGACGACATGTGATCTTTGTCAAAAACCGTGCGCCCGCTGCTGAGAAATGCGTCTTGCCAGCAGTATGGGTATTCTTGATCGGTTAAATCTTTCCCTATTTCGTTAGTTTTGGCTCGCCTCCATGCCAATTGCTCAAGAGTAACGCCGTAAAGCGTTTGCTTTTTCAGTTCGTCCTTGGTTGGTACAAATCCTGTTGCGTTAGCTCTATATTCCGGCGACCAAAACCAAGGAACAAAAATAGCGATGTAGTCACCTTCGCCTGCTTGGGCCTTCATCCATAGTTCGTGAAATTTTCCGCCAACACCATTGGCCGTAGACTCTAGAATTATTTCTGTTCCCGCCGCATCAGCAATACATTGCACCACGCCTGCAAAATGTTCGTCTGCGTTCGGCCAAAATCCTAGTTCGCTGCCATGAAAGTATTGGATAGTGCCTGACCTGCCGACCGCTTTGCTTCCAGCCGTACCGATCTTGTAGCCAGAGTCCAGCGCTCCGAAAGATAATTCTTTTGCATTTGCGGCCTTGGTTACCGGCCTGATTCCAGCATGGCAGTTATCGTGATACCGTTTGGCCATCCCAAACAGATTGTCAGTAGCAGCTTGCTCATGCGTGAGGATGTACGCCTGTTTGCCTTTACTTAGCGCTGTACGCCAATAAAACCGCCCTTCCGTGTATGTCGACGCGCCTTGTTGCCGGCCTTTTAATATCAGCGCTCTAATCTTGCCAGTTTTGCTGAGCTGCTCGTTTAACTTATCGTCGATGTATTTCTGTGGACCGTTGAAAATTAAAGGCCTGATAGCGCCGGACTTGGTTTTAATCTTTAAGCACTTGGCCGCAAATAGCTTGTAGCTGCCTTTCAGCTTTGCAAGCCTACGAACCTTCTCGGCTTTAGTCATCTTTCAGTTCGTCTTCGATTTCTTCGAGCAACTCCAGCAGGCTATTGTCCTGGGGACCGTTGAGTCTATCGATTGCCTCCTTGTTTGCACTCATTAGATTAAATGCCGGCTTCATGGAGTCATTGACTGCCTCGCCAAGCACCTTTATCAATGCCACTGATTGCAGGTCAGGATTTTCTTTATTTAAGTTCAAAATCTGAATGCTTTTAATCGCTGACAACTTCCTTGCGCTCTTGGCTTCTGACTCTGCAACACTGGCCGCTAAATCGGAAATATTCTGCAATTTGCAGGCTAGGCTAGTTGTTAATTCTTGTGCGAAATCGTCTAAATCAGTGAATCTATGGTTTACATCAACTATTTGATTTGCAACTTCTTTTACCTGTGCGATTTGTGCGGTTTTTGTACGAGATTGAATCGTACTAGATGGCACTCCAAATTGCTTAGACAGCGCTCTTACGCCGATACCATCTATCAGATGCAGCCTAATTATTTCTTGCCATTCTTCCGGTGTGAGTTTTTTTGCCATGCCTCAATTATACCCATCATTTCGGATTAATTGAACAGTGTTTAATTTTTGATTTATTGTTGACACAAAAAGGATGCGCTATAATACCCATGAGGTGAAATTATGACTAAACAGCACGGCATGACCGGAAAGCGCAATGCAGCTAAACCCGCTACACGCTCTAAATTTGTGAAATTCAGGGTTACAGATATGGAGGAATCAAGACTTAACGAGCTTGCAAGCCAAGCAAATCAAAGTGTGAGCAAATTTATTCTGTCTCGATTGAATCTTTTTGTTGACACAAATTAAATAATGCAAGATACTATACCCACATTAAAAAACCACTTGGAGAACGAAAATGAAAACAATCACAGTAACCCTGACACAAGACGCCTTTCTAGATGACGATGGCGATTATTCGGCTCGCGCTGAATTAAGCCAAAACGACATAGACAACACCGACAACGGCAACGAAAGCGGCTATCCCGCCAACTACGCTTTAGTCCGCTGGAATACTCTTGAATCATGGGATGGTGAAGACGGCGGGGACGCTTGCGACTGGGGTAAGCCGGAAGGCATAAAATTAAATAATAAATGGATTGCGGACGGATTGGAAGGCGTTACCGATTTTACCGGTCATAATTTTGTAATTGCATAACCACCCCAGCCCCGAAAGGGGCTTAACCAACCCACAACCGGCCCGGCGGTTTCCGGGCTTACCCCAAGGGGAAAAATATGAAAACGTTTAAAGAAGAAGGGAAAAAAACTTTTTTTTCAACAAACAGCGCCAAAGCTGGCGCTGTTGCCAAAACCCCAAATTCTTGGGGTATTGAGTCATTCATTTGTGCGCCCGGAAGGCATGCCTTCCGGGTTTACAAGAACGTTGAAGGATCGTTGATAACTTGTGTGGTTGGCAGCCACACATACCGGCCAAATTTGGCGGTTACCTCAAAATGCGTTGAGGTAACTTAACAACTCGCCGCATTCGCAAACTTGCGGCGTAAACCCCCACCGCCAAGGATGGCGATTAACCAAACCAACCATAGGAATTAAGGCAATGGAAATTGAAGATAGATGCGAGGAAGGAAAACCCGATATAGCTATTTTTGAAATAAAAGGTGAGAGCATTGTTGTTAGCATCTTCACTTAATCCAGCATCAACAATCATAATGGATACGCGCTCTTATCATTGTTCGTAATCCATCCATCCACGCGGAGGCGGCGTTTTAGTCATTGCAAAATTCACTAGCGGCTTACGTTGCACCTGGGCGCGTCCATGCGGGTGTCTTTCTACGGTTTTCGCAACATCCCCGCAAAAACAGCAGCGAAAGTCTATCGGCTCAGGTTTATTTGTTTTGATTTTAGGCTTTTTCATGCTTTCGACTCGATTTCTTTTGCAACCATAAAAATATTTAAGGCTTCTTGCCATGTCGGTGCGACTATTGATAAATCGCCCATAATGCACCACCAAGAATCCAAAAAAAGGCTTAAATGCGGCTTGTTTGGTCTGTATTGCTTCATCACCACAACCCCACAGCATTACCAGTAAGAGAGATAACAATTAACCACGTAGCCGCCAAGCACCAGCATAATAAGCCGTTTTTGTTTCTGAGCTTGTATAGTAAATCCTTATCTTTTTCGGTTAATCCGCGATGATATTCCATTGACTTACGCAAAATATCTATTTTTTTTAAGTTGCTTTCATTGCATTTTGCAATCCTGGCAAATGTATTTTTCTCGTCTAGCAGTTCGTTTTCTGCTTTATTTAAAGAAAACGCCATATCATCAATAACCGGCTGTATGTCCTTAACAAAAACCAGCTCCCCATCTTTGCATTGCTCAAGCGGACCAAATTTCCATAGTCCACGGTTATATCGATTGATTTCCATCACATCACCAAAAAGTTAATTATCAGCCCCAAGGCGCAGAGCCCCAACAACACCTGACCAATAGCTCCAGGCTCACAGTCTGTCAGACGGTCGAATTGTGCGAAAAAGTATTCGTCTATCTGTTTGCATAGTTTAATCATGATTCCAATTGCGTATCAATATGTAGCAAATATTTAGACGCCAGCCACACCTTGCCGCGCGGCGTTATGCGTATGGTATAGCGGTATTTTCCGCCGTGCATTTCTTCAGTCGGCTTATAGGTAAAATATCCGGCTTTTACAAACTGACTGTACGGCTCGTTATTTTCGCTGACAATACCTTTATCTCGCATCCACTGATAAAACTGTTTTTCTCCAATATCAACAATGTCTACGCTTTTGCAAAACTCCCGAACTAAAATCTCGCCGGCCTTGATGCTGGCTTCGTTGGAGGCGATAACGTACTGGTCTTTTTGCTTAATAACTTCGGTTTGGTGTTCGATTTGCGAAGCTTGTCCAGCAGAGATTAACCGCAGTTCTTCTTTTTCGGTTTCGGAAACTACTAAGGCTTGCAGTGCTTCAATATAATTTGATGGCAACGATATTTCATTTTTAATTTTCTCCGTCTCAAGCTCGTGCCAACGGCTAATAATTGCAGCCCTGTATAACACAGAATAGCCGGATACTACCAAATCACATTCATATCTAGGTAGATAAAAACAAGATAAGACTTTGTTTTGCTTGGTTGAATAGGAGCCGCCGAAATCCGCGTATCCTATTCCTGCCTCATCTAGTACTTGCCGGATGTCGGCCATAACTTTTGAATGCTCTTTGCCTGTCAGTTCAGCTATTTCCAAGCTGCTCATGGTTTGTTTGTTTGATTTTAAAACTGATAATTCTTGCATTTTACTTCTCGCATAAAAAAGCCTGATTTCTCCCTGCGGTGCGGCACAAGGAAAGAATCAGGCTCAAAGGTTTAACCTTTATCAAAATTACCCGCACGGCGTTTGATAAAAGCAATTTCAATTTACTATTTTGTTACCCGAATGTCGAATGTCAACTAAAATACCTCAATATCCCATCCGCCACCGTCTTTTTTGGCTTGCTTGCGGATCGCGACAAACCTAAACCACGGGAATTTTTCCGCAGCCATCTTAATTTTTGCTCGTGCATCATCAGCCCAATGGCCTTTTACTTCCCGGAACTCCACCACCATATCAAAATCAATTACCAAAAAATCAGGCGTATAGTGCAGATTTCTGCCCAATCGCAACGAACATGGTTCGAATTGATAGTCATGGATTGCGCCAGCGCGTTTCTCTAATTCCAATTTTTGAGCGTAGGCGGCTTCAGTTGCATTCATCACGCCAGCCGGTAACCTGCCTAACGCCAGTGATTTTTTATTCATCTCGGCGCTTCCTTATTCTTAGTAAATTCTTGTAACTGTTGCAGTTGAAACGCTTTTGCTGCCCTGTTGGGTATGCAAGGATAATCGCCACGCCGTTTGCGTTGTCTCCGCTTTTCCGCTTGCTTCTTGCAATTTTCAATGTAAGCCGACTGGCGATCGGGGTTTATTGGTCTAGGCATGTTGCACCAATTTTCTGCGAGTAAATGCCAACAAATCAGGATTAGTCAGCGTCACATGATCGCTTGGAGCCGGAATACACCAAGCCGTTTTATCATCAAGTTTTGAGGCAGTTTCGTAAATCCTTCTTGGCCTGCCAATGCGCTCCTGTCTTTCGGTTATCGCTTTTTCGCGTATCAAATCGCCAGCCGCATCCTTACCGCCGACCTTAACAATCCAACTTGCAACATGCATTGAGTCCCAGTGACGGCGATAACTATCAGGTCTAAACGGCTTAGGAAAATCAGGCATGTGATGCATGGCATCAGATAGCGTGGATTTTCCTACGCCTAGCATTTTTGCAATTTTTGGTAGTGTTTCTAGTGCCATATTATACCCTAAATTTAAGTTAAAATAAAGTTAAGTCATTGATTCAAAAAGGGATTTCGTCAGCATCCCAATCGTCGTACGAATCTCTTGACGGTGCCGATCCTGCCGCCGCTGGTGCGATTTGATCTGAGTTTGGAGTCGGGCCTTTCTTGCCTACAAGGTCGACAATTTGTGCGTTTAATTCCAAAGATTGGTGCTTAATGCCTTCTTTTTCAAATTCATTTAATAGCAATTCACCGCTAACAAAAACAGATTGGCCTTTTTTTAAAAACTGAATTAATCTTCCTTCGGCGCGCTTGCCGAATAAAGAAACGCGCAACCAATTTGTTTTTTGCTTATCGCCATATCCGACATTGTTAGCAGCGTTAAAAGTCAAAATTGCTGTACCGGATTGCAAATACCTGATTTCAGCATCTTTTGAAACCGTCACTACAGCACTAAATACGTTACTCATTATTTTGTTTCCTTTGGGTAGTTCATTGATAATTCCTTGGTCTTGGTAGGTATTTTAAGTAAATAAATCGCAGTAATTATCGGCAGTAACTCTGTATGCCGCGCCCTCGGCAACAATACCGGGTTTTGATGGCGCTATCTGTCCGCATACCCAAGCACCACCACGAATATTGTCCGTAGGCGCCCTTGCGGTTTCTGTCATAAACATGCAATACCTACACGTAGCATCTGATGGTTTTGTTCTTATTTTTATTGATGTCATAATTTTAAAAGTTCATCGACTTTTTCTAATAATTCTTGTTCGGTTCCAAAAATTTCCTGCCATTTTCTCCGTCCAGAATGCAACCCAACCGGAGACATTCTATCGTGGTGATCCCAGCATAACGGAATAACACGGTCATGATCTTGGCGACCACCGGCTCCCGTCTCAATGTGGTGAATAACGGCATGTTTGCTGCATCTTAGTTCGCAAGAAACTGGCGCTATACACCCAAGCTCCCTGATCTGTTCCCACCGCGCCCGCTGTGCAGGAGTTGGCTTTTTAGCTTTCATTGTTTTTATTCTCGTATTGTGCGGCTTGTTTTTTGCTAACAGGGACTTTTACGCCACAATTAGTGGCCGCCGCGTTTAAAAATTCCATCCAGTACGGCCAAAGTTTTTCGTCAAATTCTCGCGTTTTATAGCCCATCATTACAGTCCCCCTTTGATCGTAGCAATTGTGAGAATGAAGATCAAAGCCGGCCGCCAAAGTCTGTACTTCGTATCTGGCAACCATCCACGCTTCTTCAGGTCCCAGCGACTTCATGTATTTTATAAATCCAGCTGTCAGGATGTGTTTAAAAGATTTATCGTCAATCCACTGCAATTCGCCTTCAATCGGCCATTGAAGATGCTTTGAAAACGCTTTAAGGATAGGCCATTGCGCTTTGTTGTCGTTTAGAGATCGGATTTTATCTGCGCTTCTTGGGGTGCGTGTTGTGCTCATAATTTTGGCAATCTCCTGCCGAGTTGTTTTGCACCTAATTTTGTTACTACAAAAAAATCCAAGCTAAATTTATTGTGTTTATTCGCGAATCCTTTATCTACCATCACTAACCAGTTAGCAAAATCTTTATGCCATTCACCGGCTTGGAAATGGTTTCGGTAAATTTTGCTTTTTGCATGACGAATACCCAAAGCATGACGCATAAGTTCTTTTTCTTGTTCGGTTGCTTCGATCATTTCCATCCCCTCAATAATTTAGGCCATCGTTTAATTTTGTGGTATCGCCTATCTTGAAATGGAGTCCATTCAATCATCAGCCTGAATCGAATTGGCGTGTTGCTGTCTCGCATTTCGGCCAAAACTTTTGAAATTGGCATGTAATAAGGGTTTCTAGGCGTCATTTTAAAATTCAAAAAATGGTAATGGCGGCACAATAACGGGTCCGATTCACAACTCTAAATTTCAGTACATAAGGAATGTTTAGCGATAAATTAAAATCGTATCTATAGTAAATTTCGATCATGCAAAAAACCCCTTCCAGCTATGTTTTGAACAAGTATCATTTGCGGATTTTTTCACGGCTTTCGCGCCATTTATGCAGCTACCATGCTTATAAAATCCGCACTGCTCGCAGTCTTTCCCGAGCCGCCTGTATTCTGCTGCGCTTAACGGATTCCAGCCTACGGTTATTTTCGGCTCAAAACTTCCCATTTTTAAATCAATACCGGGCGCCGTGATGTGATATGCCGCGCCTTTGGTCTTATCCATCATGCCAGATGCCATCATTAACCGCATAAATTCTGCTGTGGCTGGATGTTCTTCGCGTATCCGTGCCTTGGCTTCGGTTTCTGATTTTCGCGCCTCTATCGCCGTTTTTGCGGCTATTGCTTGATTTTCAGCGATAGCAGCCTCCATGCCGATATTTTTACCGGATAAACGCGATTTAATGGCGGCTATATTTTCCTTGGCGTTCATTTTTCAATTCTCAGATTAGTTTTAGGTCGATAGTCAGAAAGCAATGTAACCGGATTGCGAACGCCGCTATTTGCGCCAAGTCTAAGCACTTCTAGTGCTTTTTGCTGATGACCGATTAGCACGGTTTCCTTGTTGTTTACGATGCCGATTTCTTGGTTATGCATATCAGCAATTCCGGTAATTTTTGCCGGATAGTCAGTAGGAACGCCTTTGAGCAAATAACCATGAAATCGCTTAACAAACTCGTTTCGGATAAAAGGCCATTCTTCTAGCGATTTATTGCCAAACTCTATCCATCCGCCCATATCAGAAATTACAGCGTGAATAATCGCATCGTCAAAAACAACAGTGCGGTACGGACCGACTGTTCGCACGGCTTTATCGAATTTTGTCCACGCTTCAAGAGCTTTATCAGAATTACCACCGCCGATATGCTTCACAAAATCGGATATTTTCGGGAAGAATTGGCCGGTGTCCGGGTTGGACATGTGGAGTTGCGCGGCTTTGCTTAGGGTTTCGTAATCGTAGTGCTTGAGTCCTTCGAGATATATATCTATAAGCACTTCGGATATTTCTCTATTGTAATATTCTCCAACTCCCATCATTAATGCAGAGAATCTTGGATAATCAGTTGCTTGCATTTTCAGCCCCCATTTTTTTATCAAGCCATGATTGAATATTGCGCTTGTTTCGTTCGGTAAGCGCTTCGGTTTTGCTAAGAACTGGTGAATTTGATTGAATTCTTGACCCGCTCTGATCTTGAGCTTTTGAAAGCCAAGTGTTAATAAATTTTGCTACGCCGGTCTTGGTTTTTCGCTTGGATGGGTTTGCGATGCACCACC